CGCGCTGAGCGTCACGGGCACCGGCACCCTCGCGGGATCCGGCGCGATGCAGCGCGGCGGCTCGATCGACCTGGCCGGCCTCGCGACCATCACGCCCGGCGGCCGGCTCGAGCTCGCGGGGTTCGCCGAGCTCACCGGCGCCGGCCTCATCGCGGCGGCGGGCAGCGAGCAGCTCACCGACACCCTGGCCGTCGCGGGTGCCGGGTTCGTCTCGCTCACGGGTACGACGGCGAACACGACCGAGCTCCTCGTGCCGGGCGTCGGGGCCATCCTCGTCTCGCTCGGCTCGCCGCGCGCCCGCCTCCGCCGTCCTCTCGCCCAGTCGGCGTCCCCCATCGCGATCCTGAAGTCGAGGTGATCCCATGAAGCTCCGGAGCGTCCGCGGCGATACGACCGCCTGGGAGTTCGCCATCACCGAGCCCGACGGCGACCCGCAGTCACTGATCGGCGCGACGATCACGTTCTCCGCACGCGCCCGGCTCGACGACCCGGCGCCCGTGTTCACCCGCACGATCGGCCAGGGCATCACCGTCACGGACGCGGCCGCCGGCGAGATCACGGTCCGGCTCGCGGAGGCCGACACGAGCGCGCTCACCCAGCCGACGACGTACTACTGGGACCTCGAGGTCGTCGACGCTGCCGGCAACCGCGCGACGGTCGCCGACGGCACGCTCGCCATCCGGATGGACGTGAGCCGGTGAGCGTCGATCCGTTCGGCGACCATCCCGTCGTCCTGAGCGAGGACGAACGCCAGGCGATCCAGGCGTGGGTCGACGCCGTCGCGCCATCGCTCGGGCTCGACGGCTGGCGCCTGATCGTCACGCCGCACGAAGCCGAGCCCGACGCGTGGGCCTCGTCGTTCATCCGCGATCAGATGGACGAGGCAACCGTGGCGCTCGCGACGAACTGGCACGAGCTGCCGCCCGAGCGGCTCCGCCACACGCTGACGCACGAGCTCCTGCACCCGCATTTCCAGCGCGTCACCCGCCTCGCTGAGAAGCTCCTCGAGAACGAGCTCGGGCGGCGCACCGAGGCCGTGATCGAGGCGGCGATCGAGGAGGCCGAGGAGCAGGCGATCGACCGCCTGTCCTGGGCGCTCGCGCGGTTCCTGCCGCTCGTCGCGCTCCCCGAGCACACGTGAGTGTCGCGACGACCGATCGAGGACCGCGCGACCTACCGGCGGAACCGCGCGATCGTCCTCGCCGAGGAACGCGTGTGCTGGATCTGCGGTCGCCCAGGAACGCGGGCCGACCCGCTGACGGCGGATCACGTGATCCCGCGAAGCCGCGGCGGAACGCACGAGCGAAGCAACCTGCGAGCGAGTCACCGGAGTTGCAACAGCGCCCGCGGCGATCGCCCGCCGGTGCCGCCGGGGATCCGGGTCGTGTAGCTCGCGCCTCGAGCGCGGCCAAACGCTGGCGCGTCGTCACGATCACGCGGCCGCCGTGGAAGGCATCGCGCTGGCGGAAGATGTCGCGGCACGGCCGCGCGATCGCGTTCCAGGAGAAGTACTGCCGTTCACCGAAGGGCGTCGGCCACGGCCAGCCGATCCGGCTCGGCCGGTTCCAGAAGGAGTTCCTCGAGGAGGCGCTCGCCGACGGAATCGACGCCGCGATCCTGACGACGGCCCGCGGCAACGGCAAGAGCACCGAGGGCGGCGGCCTCGCGACATGGGCCGCCTTCGACGACGACGACACGGGAGCACCGCAGGTCCCGGTCGTCGCGACCACGGTCGGCCAGGCGATCAAGTCGTGCTACGGCGTCGCTGTCGCGATGATCGAGGCGGATCCCGAGCTCCGATCCCGATGCCAGATCTTCACCGGCATCACGACGCCGCGGGTCTTCGTGCCCTATAACCGCGGCGAGCTCTTCCCGATCTCGCACGACATCGAGGGCCTGCAGGGTCTCGACCCGTCGCTCGCGATCATCGACGAGATCGGGTTCCAGCCGGTCGCCTCGTACGCGGCGCTCAAGCTCGCCGGCGGCAAGCGCGAGCGCTCGCTCCTCCTGGGCCTCGGGACGAAGGGCACGGATCCCGACAACGCGCTCGAGAACATCCGCCGCCAGGTGAAGCGCCTCGGCTCGCTGCCGCGGATGGTCTACCGCGAGTTCTCAACGCCGGCGACGTACCGGATCGACGACCGCGCCGGCTGGCGCCTCGCGAGCCCGGCGATCGCCGAGGGGTTCCTCCGAGAGTCGGCGATCGCGTCCGACCTCGCGCTGCCCGAGGGCCTGTTCCGGATCTTCCGGCTGAACCAATCGATCGAGGGGGCCGACTCCTGGCTCGGCACGAACGCCGCCGCGATCTGGGACGAGCTGATCCACACGGCCGCGCCGACGCCGGGAGCGCGGACGTGGGTGGGGATCGACGTGGCGCTCAAGCGCGACTCGACCGCGGTCGTGTACGTCCAGCAGAACCCCGAGTGCGGCAAGCTCCACGCATGGTCGCGGATCTGGACGCCGAGCGCCGACGTGCCGGTCGATGTCGGGGCCGTGATGGCGCACCTGCGGACCCTCGCCCGCCTGTTCGAGGTCGAGACGATGGAGTACGACCCGCGGTTCTTTGACGTGCCGGCGAACACGCTCCGGATCGAGCGGCTGCCGATGCACGAGGCGACGCAATCGGTGGAGCTGATGACCCGGGCCGTCGGCGCGGCGTACACCGCGATCCTCAACGGCGAGCTGCACCACAACGACGACTTCGGGCTGCGCTCGCACGTCCTGGCCGCGAAGGCCCGGTACACCGGCAACGCGACCGGGTTCGCGCTCGAGAAGCTCAAGAGCACGAACCGGATCGACGCGGCGATCGCGCTCGCCCTCGCGGTCAACGCGGCCGTGCGCGCCCGGCCGAAGCGGCCGCGAAAGCTCCGCGTGATCCGGGGCAGCTAGCCGAACAGCGGCTCCACGATGCAGTCGCAGTTCCCGTGCCGGTAGGGCTCCCAGTCGACCGGGTGCGCGCCGGCGTTCGCCTGGCACCCGTCGCACGCATCCGGCCGGACCGTCCCCTCCCAGCCGGTCACGCGCTGGCGCACCTCGGGTGACTGTTCGATCCTGTCGACCGTGCCGGTGAGCTCCGCGTCGGCGAACCGCGTCGCCAGGAACTCACCGTAGCCGAGCACCTCCTCGCGCGAGCGGCCGAGCCCGACCTGTTCGAGGACCATCGGCCCGAACGCGGCCATCCCCTCAGCGAGCGGCGCACCGGCGCGAGTCGTCCCGACGGCCGTCTCGATCTCCTCGATCGCGAGCGCAACGCCCGCCCGGGCCGCACGCGACTCGAGGCAAGCCTCGGCCAGGGCGGCCGCGCTGATCTGGCCGGCCTCGATCACCGGCGCCGCGAGCTCGACGTAGCGATCGAACGAGCCGGCAAGGTCATCGAAGTCGATCACCCCGCCGTAGAGGGTGCGGAGCCGGGCCTCGACGGCGGTTCGGAGGACGCTCAGGCGGCGGCGGTACGCGGCCCGGAGGGGATCAACCGCCACCGGCGGCGCCCGGCGGTTCCGTCGGCACCTGCGGCGGAGGCGCGAGCTCCGCCTCGAGCGCGCGCGCCGCGTTCATGCGGCGCCATCGCCGGATCGTCTGCTGGGTCACGCCCGGGAGCGCCTCCCAGGCGGCCTCCTCGGGCATGCCGAGTGACTGGACGCGCTTCACGAGGGCGTCGACGTGGACCGCCTCGTTCTGGACCTCCGGATCCCGCCAGAGCACCTCGGCGTCGGCGATCCTCCCGCGCTCGTCGCCGCGCCAGAGGAAGTTCAGCCGGAACACCTCCTCGTGTCCCTCGCCGAACGTCATGTGCGAGTCGGCCACCTTCGCGAGGAGCCCGGCCTCGGCGGCGCGGAGGCTGTCGCCCGATGGCGGCTGGCCGGACTGCGGCAGCAGGTAGTGGTACGGCGTCCGGCTGATCGCGCCGAGCATCTGCACCTCGCCGCGGATCGACTCGTAGAAGGGCGCGAGGGGCGTGATGTCGAACTCGCCGAACGTCACGTCGGGTGCCTGGCGGGCATCGGGGTACACGTCGGGATCCGGCGGCGGCACCGTCCAGAGGCGATCGACGGCGGCGCGGAACGTCTCGACCGGCAGGCCCGTCACCGGGTCGAGCGGGATGTCGAGGCCGATCGCCCAGCGCTGGCGGAACGAGGCGAACTCGGAGGCGACGATGGCATCGACGCGGTACTTGTTGATCGCGTCCTGGTTCGAGGCGACCGCCGCGATGTCCGACTCGCCCTCGCCGGTGAGGTCCGGCCGGTTCGCGAACGGCACGATCGGCACGACGCCGATCCGGTTCGGGATCGGCCACGGCTCGCCCCGCACCTCGCGCCGCTCCCAGGTCGCGAACCGTGACCACGACGCCATCGAAAACTGGTCATCGCGCTGGCGCGTCTGGAACTTGTACACGCCGCCGGGCAGGTACAGCTCCGCGAACAGCCGCGTCGAGTCGTCGTCGATCCACCGTTTCAGCGCGGCGAGCCGGAGCCATGCCTTGCCTGGCGCGCTCTCGACGATCACCTCGTTCGGGCTCTCGATCGACACCTCCGGGATCCCGTCGTCGTTCGGCCAGACGAGCTCGTACGCGATCCCCTTGACGAGGGCCTCGCGGTACAGCTTCGGGCTCTCGGCGTCGAGGTGGTTCTCCTGCCACCACGCCCAGGCGTCGCGGTCGGCCTCCGGATTGTCGGCGTACCGGATGCCCTGGACGGCGAGTCGCTCGCGGTGCTTGTCCACCACGAGCGCCATGAAGTTCGCCGAGTAGCCGGGGAACCGATCGGCGAACTCCTGCCGCCATTTCGCCGACGAGAGCACGAGGTTCAGCTGGCCGCGGTAGTAGAGGTCCCAGCGGTCGATCGCCGGCGCGCGCCGGAGCTTGCCCGTCGTGTCACGGATCGTCGTGTAGCCGAGGCGTCGGTCGAGCCTCGCCGACAGGCGCCGCAACCACCAGTCGGGCGTGCCGCGAGCAGGCCCGGGCGCAGCGTCTAGCACGGCGGCACGGTAGGCCGGATCGGGCGGCCTGTAACCGTAACAGCGCCCGGGGCCGCGCCTATCGTGCCGCCCGTGAGAAATCCCGCGACGGGCGCGATGCCCGGGGACGGCGCGACGCCGGCCCACCGCTATCCCTCGGGACCAGCCTGGGCGGCCTACCGGCTGCCGTTCGCCGGCGCTCGAGGGCTCATCGCCCGCGATGCCGGCGTGGCATTCGAGGGCGAACCTGCTGGGGACGGCGCGACGCCG